ATTCTTAGTTGAATTATATATTATTATTAAAGATAATTTTATATGCGTATAATATATTAGTCGATTCGCCAATGTCAAACGTCCTCACTGTTATCAATCCTCTCACTAAGAGACCCATCAAGATAGGGGGTAAAGTCTATAAGAAACTCTTAACGCAAGGACTTCTAAAAGATGGATATGGAGATGAGAGTAAATATGTTATCTCTGATGAAAATTTACCTCCGCCACTCCCTCTAGAGAGACAGACCGCACATGCTAATCACTTTGTAGAAGAAGAGGAACAGCAGGAAACAGCCCCTACCTCTACTAAGAAGACCCGCAAAAAGAGGCCGTATGTCCGCTCTAATAATGTCCAAGAGAGAATTACAGATTATGCTGTTCAGGGAATTAAAAAGAATCTATCAACTATTCAAGATCTTAAACCAAATGCTGATGATTTTACAGAAGAAGATGATGATAATTTAAACAGATTAATCCACCAGATGATTATGGATGAGATCGCTCAAGATGGTGACGGCTCTGAGAAATATGCTGTTGAGGACTAATAAATATCAAAAACTATATTATATAAAACTATTTTTTTTATATGTTTATATATAACCAATAATGTCATTTATCAAAGAAGAGATATCTATTATTGTTTCAAGTGACTACAAAGCCGGGGCAACGAACCGCTCATCTGATGGTTCTCGCTTTGAGATTCAACTCGATGGAGATGGGTTAAATATCCCACGAGATGCTATGAATGTAACTGTAGAAGTAGAGCAAGCCACGATTTGGTGGAGTATCCCTAATATCATAACAGGACAGAATGATAAATTTTATGTCTACGGAGATTCAGATGATGCTGTCCCTGTCCCTCAACTATACACATTAACAATCCCACAAGGGCTATATGATTTATCTGCTCTTAATCTTGCTATCTTATCTGAACTAGAATCAGCCGGCGCACGTACAACAGATGGGACAGGATCCTCACTTCCTTTGATTTCAATGAGTGCTGACTCTTCAACGCAGAAAGTAAGACTTCGTTTTAACTATGATAATGTATATGTAGATTTTAGCCAACCTAATACTATGAGGGAGATCTTAGGATTTAATGCTGCTGTTATTGGTCCTTTTGCTACAGCCCCTGTGAATGTATTAGCAGATAGCACCGCCCAGTTTAATACTATCAATTATTTCTTAATTCATTCTGATATTGTTTCTAAGGGTGTCCGTTTTAATAATGTCTATAATCAAACTATAGCTCAAGTATTAATCGATGTTGCCCCTGGGTCTCAAATCGTATCTCAACCCTTTAATCCTGCTAGAAGTAATGCTGATGAACTGGCTGGCACTAAGCGCTCAAATCTAAGATTCTGGCTAACTGATGACCAAGACCGCCCAGTGAATACCAACAATGAAGACTGGAGTGCGCGCATTGTTATCCATTATATGCGCCCTATGTTAGTAAAACATAATTAAAAAAATATATCTTGTTATATAAAGATGAGCTCCCCATCAGATAGTAAACTATACTCACAGGTTAAAAAAAAGATATATAAAAAGAATCCTAAACATTCTGCATATAGATCTGGTCAGGTAATAAAAACATACTTGTCAGAATTCAAAAGAAGATATGGGGATAATACCCCTCCTTATATTGGAAAAAAAAAGACAAACCAGGGACTATCTAGATGGTTTAGAGAGAAATGGAGAAATCAGAGAGGAGAAGTAGGATATCGTTTTAAGTCAGATATTTATAGACCAACTCAGCGTATATCATCTAAGACTCCTAAAACATTATCTCAGTTGTCCATAAAAGATATTCAAAAGGCGAGAAATCAGAAATACAGAACAGGTAGAGTTAATAAGTTTTAATATTATAAAACTATTTTTTTTATAGTATATATATAGTCTAAATGAAAAGATTAAACCAATCTAGAGGTGGAAACCCTGCACGGCAGCCAAGTCATAGCAAGCCGGAGTATTATGATATTTCAGGTGATGGATATTTAACAGATTTAATTAATAAATTGCCAAGCTCAGATAGTTCAGCCCGTCCTATGTTCTCGGGTGAGAAACATATGGTTTTAAAACTCAAAAATGGAAGATCTGGGATGGCGAACTGGATGGGTCCCGGAACCCATGTCATAGATAGAGTAAGACGCGGAGACCCTGGAAGAACGCCAGCAGATATGGTTGCTAAGAGGCACGATATTGATTTTACTTTAGCTCAAGAGGCATCCAATAAAAAAGAACAGATTAAACTAGCGAGAGCAGCAGACAAACGCATGGTTTCATCCCTTAGAAAGATACAGAAGGGCGCGCATGGTGGAGATTCTTTTAGAAATATTCAGGCTGGGCTACGAGGCATCGAGTCTAAAATGGCATTAGAAAATAGGGGCTTATTGAATCCTTCTAGGTTTGCTGGTGAATTAGTCAAACACAACCCTGCAGATTCTACTATGCTCAAAAAAGAAAGAAGTAAATTAACTCAACAAGGATATGGTATGCTCCCAGGGTCTGGGCTAAAATCTCAAGTGATGAAAAAATTAAAACGAGATCGTATGAAAAAAAATGCGGTATCTCAAACTATGAAAATGAGTGGGCGAGGGTTAACGCTTCCGGGTGGTCAGATGCTATCAAATGCTAACCTATTAAAATTCATCACAAAAGATATGTTGCCAAATCTACTTAAATCAAGTGGACTTTCTAAGATCCCTATGAAAACAATAGCGCCCGTTATAGGTTCAGTTCTTAAAATGTCTAAGGGTAAAAACCTCAAGGGACTGGCTCAAAATCTATCTCATGCTGTTTTACCATTAATGACTCTTAAACATCTTAAAATGGCCAAGGCTATGCGTGGTTCTGGATTAATGGATTCTCTAGCTTTTATGAAAAAAAAACTTAATGATAAAATGATATCTGCTATTATGGGAGCTTTAAAAATGTATATTGGTCAACTAGGGACTAAAGGAAAAGGTCTCACTCTACCAGGCGGGGGTCTAAAATTACCCGGACAGGGCATGTGTGGATCTGGTTTCTTTTCGAGCATAGGTAATGCCTTTAAAAAAGTAGGAAAATCTATCGTGAGTAATCCCCTCAGACTCGCAGGTGCTATTGGGACCCTTGGATTATCTGAAAGTTTCCTAACTCCTGCTCAGTTACTCAAAGAATCCACTGGTATTAAATCGAGTCAAGTTATTGATAAAATTGCTCCTATAGTGGCTACAGCTTCTGGTAACCCTGAATTAGCACTTGGGTCTAAACTTACTAGCGGTGTTTTGAAAACCATGGATCTATAAAAATCTTACCCATTATTAATAATTATTTATTTTTTTGAGATTATTTATTTATTTTATAAAAAGATATTATAACCTATTATATATAACGATATACTACGAGTATAAACGAAACTATGAGTGTTTTTGATTTAGACACAGATGTAAAACAATTGGCATCCTCTAATGGTGCTATTACTAAAATGGAATACCAGCAGGTAACCCCAACTCGAGATGTAACCTCAAATAATTTCAGTAATGGTGCTATCCATTTTAAATTTTCTAATAGCGGAGTTCGCAGATGGATCCCATCTAAAACCTACCTCAGGACACGTATTCGATTAACAAAAGGAAATGGAGACCCTATCGATACGGCATTTGGTGCTGCCCCCAACATGGCTCTTTGTGGAAATCTTTTCCAGTCTGGTGAGTTTAGAATTAATGACAAAGTAGTGTCTCGTGTAGGTGATTACCTTTCCCAGGTTGATAGTTTAGAAACTCGATTAACTAAGTCTAGAAGTTGGCTTCAGAGCATTGGAGAGTCCTCAAACTGGTGGAGTGAGTCTCAAGCACTAAGGCTCGCCGAGGTCGCTAACGATGGAAAAGTAGTCACAAACTCTACTCCTGTTCTACCCGCTGAAACTGTAGAGCCGGATACTTCTATCGGATATGATGCTCTTAACTCGGTAGCATATGCTGCAGCCACTGGTGTGGTAACGTTTGCTGCTGGTGGTGGTGCTGCTGTGCCAAACACTGATGTGAATTTTGCCGTTGGTGATTTTCTAATCCTAACTGCCGGAACTGTCGGCGATGGTGCTCTTAACGTGAAACTCGAAGTGCTAGCTGTTGCTGCTGCTGCGACTATGACAGTACGTGCTGATATTGCTGCCGATATCGGAGCTGCTAATGATATCCGATTTTCTCGTGCTCGTCCTAATGAAAATGTTGCCCCTGACTCTCGTCAAGTTGGATCTTTCGAATTAATCTGGCAACCCCCTCTAAGTATCTTTAAGGTCGAGAAGGCGCTACCCTGTGGAGATTATGAGATGGTGCTAAACCCTCAGACCTTCCAGACCTTTCAAAAGAGGGCTATTGAGTCTATTCTAGGTGCTGCCTCAATTGACTCTGCTCCTTCTTCAGGTGGGCTCGCTACTCAGGTTAAATGCGATATTGTTGACATGTTCATGTATTGTGCTATGGTCGATGGTCCTCGAGTTGATGATCTCACCTATCTCCTTGATTTAACTCAGACTAGATGCCAAGCTCAAGTTATTAATAATCCCTCTTTTGGACAGAAGAACTTCGATGTATCTCCTAGTACGTATGCTCTTACTACGGCATATCAGGATGCTCGCATTGGAGAAAACACTGCTCTCTCACCCGCCAAATTCCGATCTTACGAAGACACTCTAACCCCAGCGACGCCTCAAGAGTTGAAATTAACTCGAGCGTATTTGAACTATGCTGGCCAAAATCTTCCTGCTCCTGATGCTGATCCCTCGTTCGTGGCTGGAGAAGATTTCACTACTCAAAGGTATGCTGACTCTCAACTCTACTCAGGAGCTTATTATGATGCTGGAGGATGCGAGACTATCCAAGAGTGGCATGAGCGTGGTGCTTATTATCATTATAAGATTCCCAGAGATGCTACTGATAGGAGCACTCGTGTAACAGTTCATCAAGGATTTCAGGCGGGAACAGATATCGAGCATATGCGTGTTCTTCTCTTTGATCACTCTATGCAGGTATGCCGTGTATCTATCCAAGATGGCCGAGTAACGAATGTTGAACTCGAAGACGCATAAGTAAGACTGGAGTTAAAAAAATCAATAACTATTATAAAATTATATTTTTTTCTAAGTATAGATATAGACAAATAAACTATGCCACAAAGATTAACTGTAGCACAACAAAGAAACCTATATAGGGCTCTGCCAACATCCCGTAAACTGCTAGTAAAGAAAACATGTAGAGAGTGCCAAATGAAAGGAGATGGTATTATGGATATCATTAAAAAAGTTGGTAGATCACTCGGTGCTGTAGGAAAAGAAATAGGACCCACTGTTATCAAAGAAATTATCGCTCCTATGCTACTAAAGAAATATGTTGGTAAAGGTCTTACTCTCCCAGGCGGAGGGTTAAAAAAAAAGGCTCCAAGAAAAAAGAAAACGATGCCGAAAAAGTATCTTTTGTAAAGTATAAAACCATGGATGAAAAAACAGCACACAGAGAGTATAATAAAATATTAAAATCAGTTAAGAAAAGAGTAGGCGGTAAAACTACATATTTAGGACAACTAGATAGAGCAGGAAAGGATATATTTGGATCTAGATTTCATGGTGTATATCCTTCTGATAAGATACCAAAATTAACAGATAGAAAACCATACGCTATCCTCAATTTAGATAGGAGCGATGAACCTGGTTCTCATTGGGTATCTCTGGCAAAGGTAGGGAATAATAGTATTGTATATGATTCATTTGGCCGTCACCACACAAAAATAATACCATCTCTTTTATACTCAGGAAATGGAAAACTAATATCAACTGACGACGACCAAGAACAGCATATAATGGCTACCGATTGCGGTGCAAGATCTCTTGGATTTTTACAATTCTTAGATAAACACGGGGCTGAAAATTCATTATTAATTTGATAATAAAAATATAGATATATAGATATACATAATGGCTGATAAGTTTTTAAACACAGGAAAGGGTGAGGTCAACTTAACTGATGGAAGTGTTCAAATAATCGCTGCTTCTTTGGGCGCCGTTGACCTACAAGCCTCTAAACCAGTAAAAACAAATGCTGTGAAACAACTAGTATCTGGTGATTTAGAAATATCAGATATCACAAATCTACAATCAGAATTAATAGAAAAAAAAGAATTATCATTTTATGAGGACGATAATGCAAGAGTTAATCCCCCTGCTGGAGAGTTGAAACTATACGCTAAAACAGATAAACGATTATATAAATTAAATGACCAAGGAGATGAAAAACAAATAGGGAATGTTTACTCTACTGGAAGCTCTACAAATAGCCATTTAGTAGTATGGCAGGGTGGATCTGGAGACCATATACAGGATAGCGGAATACACTATAATAGCAATACACACGCATTAGAAAACGTTGAGATTTTACAGAATGGATTAGATGAGATTATTTTAAATGGTGGTAATATTGAACTGGTAACTTCAAATATTGCATTAAAGGGTTCAATTGACTGCTATAGCAATAATATCACAAATGTGAATACTTTGAATGGTATTACTCCAACCACTATTTTATTAAATAATGGAACTACACCTATGACAGGCACTTATACACCCAGTGTAGCACAAGATATAGCCACGAAGGATTACGTTGATACTAATAGCACGAGTGGTAACTATCTAAAAATAGATGGGACTTCTACGATGGCTGGAGATCTTAAAATGGCAGATAATAATATTGAATTTGTGGATGGAGCAAACAATTCTTCTATAGAACCAAGTGCTTTCTTAGAAATCAAAGATGAGAATAGAATTAAATTATCAAAATATACTGGTAATGCTAATTTTTATGAGTTTCCTTTAATATTAGACCCATTTGACCCAGCAGTATTTCGAACATATGTTCAGTTTGATCATCAGACAAATTTTAATGCTGCTGCTTTTGCGGAGAGTTATTTTGAAGTTCGAGGAACTAATGGAAATCTAAACAATATAAACCAGCAACAGCTATTTTTAAGGCATCCTAATTCTACAACCAGTGGGTGGTGGCTAGGAGCTCAATGGCACACACCAAGCACTAGTGATAACGATTTCTATTTTCAGGTGGTTTATTCTAATGGAGCAACTCATATTCCGGGCTTTATTCAAGATGGTGTTAATACAAACCCACCGACCCAAATGAATTTCACTGCCCAGCATAGAACATATACTGAATTAAAATACAGCGATGATATGATCGGAAAATTAATGGTATCAACAGGAGAATATATGAATATGCTAAAAATCGATGCTGAAGTTTCAACACAGGCGAGTATTCAAATAAACGATGCTCACCCTATAGTAGTAGAGTGTAATGAGATAGCAAGTAAACGAGTATTTGGTGTATGTGGTGGGCTAGAAGAAGAGAAACGAAATTTTAACTCTGGTCTATGTGTAGCTCTCTATGATAAAGATATTAGTGATAATAGAATTTTCTGTAACGGAGGCGGTGAGGGCTCTATTTTAGTTATAGATGGTCAAACATACGAAAACGGGGATTTATTACAATCATATTATTGCTATGCCTCAAAACAGAGTGATGATATTATCCGATCTTCCAGCGTTGCAAAAATAACTTGCGATATAGATTTTGATAATATTCCTATGGAAGATGTCCGTATTTTTAAAGGCGCTGACAGCAATAACCAACCTATTTTTGAAAATGTGCTAAATCCAGATGGTTCTGTAAAACAGCAGCCTAGATATTCAGTGAGAACAATTGAATTAAATGGTGAGACCCGACAGGTAGCATTAGTTGGCTGTGTGTATTTGATGAGTTAAAAAAATAAATATAGTAGTATAGTATAAGATGGAGAAATTAAAAAAAAGAGCGATAGCATTAGATAGTAATATTAAAGACTTAAAACGTTCAACCCGTAAAGGTAAAAAATGGATGGTAATCCACAGGGATAACTCTAAGACGCACTTTGGAGCATATGGAATGTCTGATTTTAATATCCATAAAGACCCCGCACGAAGGGATAGATATAGAACACGGCATAGTAAAATTAAACTTAAAGACGGGAGGCTCGCATACAAAGTTAAGGGGACGCCTGCCTTTTATAGTTGGTATCTTCTCTGGAATTGATTTGTTAAAAAGATATCTTTTTTTATTATATAATAATGAACGCTCTTTCTATCATACACGATAAAGAGCCAGATTTAGAGATGTCAGATTTTGAAAATGATTCACCTCAGGAAACAAATTCAATAAGCAGGCTAGACCACACAGATAATATATATAAGGGGTGCTGTAATTATAGCACAGATAAACGTTTACTCATACTAGGGACTCAAATAGGGTTATCCTCTATTATCATTATATGGTGTGGTGTGATGATAGCCATAAAAAAAGAAGATAATAATGGGATTTATATGTCGTTAATGTCTTCTGTTCTTAGTTTCTGGATGGGTAGACAACACAATGAAAAGGTATAAAAAGATATTATTATTTATATATAGCGATGGACAAAAAAAAATATATTATTGATCATAGCCAGTATCTATTCAAGAGACATAAGGTTCTGATACTGCATTTTATAAAAAACTCTATCCCTGTAAGAATTAATGAGGCTATGGATGGCTGCCGTATCAACTTAGATGTTATAGATTCAAAAAAAATAGATGAGTTATATGATTTAGTTATCAGATTAGAGAATATAGAAATAGAAAATACACAGGCTTCTGGATCATTACTCAATATCTGATAATTCACCGATTTCTTCATGGAGTTGATGAATTTTACTTTTCTTATGAGTGGATTTATTCCTTAGAGTATATTTCCCACCGCAAGAGCACGTATGATGAACATTGCGTCTAGTATTATTTTTCTCTTTATTATCTCGATACCATTTCCTTACATTGCCCAATATTTTAATCTTATTTTCATCGTAATATTCTTTTGGAGATCTACCAGGGATATTCTTATTAGTGGTAAAGAGAGTCCGTCTAATAATATGTCCTTCTCTTTTTAGTAATTCCTGTTTAGTATGGCATGGATATTCCTCAATTAGTTCAATATAATTATCTGGATATCTGATAACCTCAAATGAAGAAAGATATTTTTTTCCCCCTTTAGAGAAGTCATCGAATTTCTTTCTATGCTGAAATAGTCTAGTCTCTAATGAGCCTGTAGTAGATCCAATATAGACCATAGTTGAGTTATGCGATTTAATTGCGTAAATTTTACCTGATGAGAATTTGTTCATGTTTTAGTTGGTATATATAGGCGCATATTTTTCTCGCTTAATTTAATTAATTAATTATTACGATCACATTATACAGCACCAATTAAATTCTGCAATCTATCTTCTTGTATTTCGATACCACCATTATTCAGAGCCTTCAAAATTCTAGCAACAGATACTTTATTATAAGGGACTCCAGATTTTCGAATGGTTTTCTTAGTCCGAGCCTTGTATTTACCTCTGCCCTTCTTCTCTGTAGGAGCATGGATATCAACCTTATTGTACGTATAGACCTTACACAAGTCTGAGTCCTTTATCCTCTGACGGATACAATATATGTGGTTACCGATCTCTTCTACCTGCTGTTTATAATAACCAGGGTAGTTATCATATAGGATAGTCTCGACATTCAGATATTTTGGCATAGTGATGTGTTTTTTTTGTTCCTATATATTAATAAATATAATTAATTACCTTTAAATAATAAATACTTTTATTTCATTATAGCCGTTTATTTGGTTATTTATTCATTATAATTGATTCTTTTATCTTTTTTTTATTTAATTATTTAATTTTAATAAATTTTATTTTAATCTAAATATATATATATTAATTATAAATATCTGACAGCCATGCAAAACCACTTCCAATTTCTGAGGGATAGATTCAACAGGACTGATAAAAAAGGAAAAGAAACCACTGATGGTGCTATTTATGCTATGATAGCAAATCACTCAGATATTAAAAAAGCAGTAGAAGATTACGCTGTAGGGTTCAATTTTCAACCTGTGAAAACGATCGGTAAGGCACCCGTTGTGAAATGGTCAGATGCGCATTATAAACCCGAAGATAACAAACCAGAGAATTTCTTACCGGGCAACAACATAGCCATACGGACAGGTAAAGCATCCGGCATAACGATACTCGATATTGATAATAAGACCTATAAGGGTATAAATACTATTCAATTATTTAGAAAATTAATGACATTCTATATGCACTATGGTTACGAAAAAGAAGAAACCAAAGAATTCTATGATAAATGCCCTTACTCAAAAACTGGTGGTGGGGGTCTCCATTTTGTTATGCCATACATGAAAGATATTAGATCTGGCGATAGTGTCCCTTCTTATACTGACGGAAAAGATACATTTAAATTATCCATAGATGTTAAAAATGATAAGAGTCTATGTACATTCCCGCCTAGTATCCATAGAACAAGCAATAAATATCAGTGGGTTCATGACCTCTATGATTATAAATTAATATCTCCTCCTAATTGGATTAAATCGATAATGGAAGGTGCTACTATCCACAATGTTAATGGCTGGTATTATATTTATCATATTCCAGTTCTTGACGATGAAGGCGGAGTAAATATAGAAACTGATGATTTTGATTTTAGTAAAACTGATAAAAAAGATATGCCAAAAACTATAGATGAGTTTAGAGATGTTGTTATGCGTATACCTTCAGAAATGGCTGATAATCTTAGTCAGTGGAAGTCTGTTTTATGGGCTATAAGATGGACTGCTCTATGCTGTGAATATCATAAACACGCTACTATAGATGGAGAAAAAGCCCTAGAGATAGCAGATGAATTCTCTAGACAATCTGATAAATATTGCGATATCGATGATGTCCAGCGGACGATGAATGAGGACAAACAAGGTCGCATTAAATTCGGATCCTTAATATTCTGGGCTAAAAATAACATAGCGAAATCAAAAAAGATATGCGAAGATATTAAAAATGATTTGTTCCTTGATGTTAACAGCCTCTATAAAAATCAATCTGCTGAAGAGAAAGATATTACATTTGAGCATTTTGGACAATATAGAGATTTAGTGAGGATGTCTAAATCAAAGGGTGGGTTATCCTTACTCAGTGTTATCAAATATATCCGTTCGACTATGGTAGTAATTACAAATGGAGGTAATCAGTCTGTTTTTACTAAATGTTTAAAGACCCAGAGGGTTACTGATGGTGATGAACTTAAAACCTATTTTTATAATAATACTACTATGAAAGGATACCTTGAAACCTTAGATGTAAAATGCCCTATACTCAATATCTCAGAAGATTCAGAAGAGAAATATTATAATCCCAAAAAATATCTTTTATCTGTTGCTATTAAGAAATTATCTCAAGAGGAAGGAGTATTGCCATCATGTGATGTCCCTGAATTTATCCCTTATCTGCACGAAGATCCAACCTGTAAATATACATTCAATTTATTCACTGGGTTTCCGCTATATGATATAGTAAAGAAATCTGATAATATTAATGATTTTAAAAAGAGTAAATTTTATGACCATACCCTATCCCATACATGTGATAATAACGAGTTAGCGTTTGAATACCTCCTTAACTGGATAGCGCACCTTA